ACATGACAGCCCCAAGAATGACCAGCTTTTGCATGAAGTGCAAACCACACACAAGGTTCGAACGTATTTGGTTTGGCATCTTTACGAATGAATGAAGAATCTACCCAACAATAGATATGATGAGGTATATTTCCCGATCCCGTATATAGCATTAAAAGTCCTTCGGTTCGAGCCACTCAATTTGGTTTTGAGGAACAGTTCGCGTTTGAATTTCACCTGTTTTGGTGTCTTCAATCGTAAGTTTTACAGCAGTCGAGTTTGGATTTGTTTCATGCTTATGAACAAACCAAATTTTGCTAAGATCGTCCCACATATCGTTATCTATTTTAATATACTGCATTTGCTACTTTCTGTACACCACTTTATTTTATAGTATGAGTTTTTTTATGTTTAAGCGATTTTTTTAAAGCTTGAAACCAAAGTTTCTTTTCAGTTTGAGTATCTTTTTTGAGTATCGCTTCATACATTTTTAAAATTAATTTTTTTATTTTCATTTTTAATTTCCTGCCATGTTACGATTTCCCACCTGCCATCTCGATGTTCGACAAGTGCAGTACATGATTCTACCCAATCGCCATCGTTCATATACATGATGCCATCGATATCTTTGATTTCTGCATTGTGTATATGACCACAAATTACTCCATCATATCCTTTTCTTTTAGCATATGCAGTAACATTTTTTTCAAACTGAAACATAAAGTCGATGGCTCTCTTGACTTTATACTTTAACCACTTACTTAGAGACCAATAGCCAAATCCAAGTCTATGGCGAATCCAATTAAACCGACTATTTAAATTAAGTACAAAATCATATGCTCTGTCGCCAAGAAAACTTAACCAAGGTGCAAGACGAGTAATGCCATCAAAAAGATCACCATGAACAACCATGTATTTTTTACCATCAACACCTTCATGGCATATCTGATTACATATTTCAATCTTACCAAAACTTACACCATACGGAATCATCGGGCGAAGAAATTCATCGTGATTGCCGGCAACATAGACTACACGAGTACCGTGTTTAGCAAATCCTAAAATTCTTCTGACTACATTGGTATGTGACTGTTTCCATTTTAAACGATTTTGTTGTATTTTCCATGCATCAATGATATCACCAACCAAATATAAAGTATCACACGTGTTGTGCTTAAGAAAGTTATTCAAAAGATCGGCTTTGCAATCTTTTGTTCCTAAGTGAACATCACTAATGAAGATAGTTTTATATTTCATATTTTACAAGAATCACAATCCTCGTCTTCGAGTTGACCTTGTGCGAGTGGTTTAAGTTCTTCCATCTCACCAGCTCCGTCAAAGGTGTTGAAGTAGTAGAGTGTCTTACCGCCATACTTGTAGTGCATCAGAATATGTTTGATCATCTCAGACATTGGAATCTTTTCATCTTCGTAATGACGAGGATTATAAGAAGTATTGACTGAGATTGCTTGATCGATAAATTTCTGTAGGACTGCCATAATCTTCAGATAACCTTCTGGAGACTTTTGATCCCATAGTAACTCATATTTATTCTTTAATCTTTTTAACTCAGGAACAACTTGCTTGAGTACACCATCTTTTGATTGCTTGATCGAGATGAGTGCACGTGGTGGTTCAATACCGTTGGTTGAGTTACTGATCTGAGCAGAAGTCTCGGCTGGCATGAGAGCCATCAGAGTCGAGTTACGAATACCAGATGATAATGCTCGACTTGCAAGTATACTCCATGGCATCTTATAGTTTGGCTCTACAAGTTCATCAACTTCTTTCTTATATGTATCGATTGGCATAGTACCATACGCATACTTTGTTTGATGATCAAGAGGGCAAGAACCTACTTCTTCAGCAAGATCGACAGAGGCTTTAATAAGATAGTAACTCCATGCTTCAGCATACTCATGGACCAGATCAAGGTTTGGATGAGAATAATTAGTGTCGTTGCGAGCCAACCAATAAGCAAAATTAATGATGCCAATACCCAAAGGCCGGCGATTCCGAGTACCAATAGCAGCGGCTCGAACAGGATAGTCCTGATAATCCAGTAAGGCATCCAAAGCGCGTACTGCAAGGGTGCATGGCTTTTCGAAATCTGCTGGTTTCTTAATCTTTCCCCAATTGATTGCTGCAAGCGTGCAAAGGCTGATTTCGCCTGACTCATCGTGAATATCCTTTAATGGTGTAGTTGGTAATGTAATCTCACAACAAAGATTGCTCATCTTAATTGGTGCTGCTTGAGTAAACGAACCATGCTCATTGCAATGGTCGACGTTCATCAGATAGATTCGTCCGGTATCTTTTCGCTCGGTAACGAAGGTTGAGAAGAGATCAATCGCAGAGATGGTTTTCTTTCTAACCTTACTACGTTCGTACTTTTCATAGAGTTCTTTAAAGTCTTCAGTGCTTTTATAAAAGGCTTCATAGAGGTCCGGGACATCACTAGGCGAGAAGAGGGTGATATTACCTCCAGATAAAAGTCTTTCATACATTACCTTGTTAAATTGTACGCCATAATCAAGATGACGAATTCGATTGTCTTCTGTGCCCTTGTTATTCTTTAGGACAAGAATATCTTCAACTTCGTAATGCCAAAGGGGGTAATAGAGAGTCGCTGCTCCACCGCGGACACCACCTTGGCTACAAGATTTAACAGCCGATTGGAAATGCTTATAAAAAGGAATAACACCAGTGTGAGAAGCATCACCATTACGTATAGGAGATCCAATAGCCCTAATAGAACCGCCGCCAATACCAATTCCGGCCTTTTGTGAAACGTACTTAACAATCGCAGAAGCTGTTGCATTTATGGAATCCAGTGAGTCGTCAGTTTCGATAAGTACGCACGAACTAAACTGATGTTGAGGTGAGCGCACTCCTGCCATAATAGGAGTAGGAAGACTAATGTCAAATTTACTGATAGCATCATAAAGGTCCTTTACCCATTTCATTCGATCTGTTTTGTAATTTTGGAAGAGAGTCATGGCAATCAACATGAATGCCATCTGAGGCGTTTCGTAGAATTTGTTGGTGACACGGTTGCGGATCAGATACTTACCGCGGAACTGTTCCATGGCAGCATAGGTTAGCAGGTTATCACGGTCGTGGTCGATGTATTCTGCTAATTCAAACCACTCTGCATCGTCATATACATCAGCCAATGATTCATCATAATAGCCTTCTTCGACTACATTAGCAAAATGTTGACATAAAGAGATAGGCTCATACTGCCCATATACTTGTTTACGAAGATTATAGTTGATCAGACGACCAGCAACATACTGATAGTTCGGTTCGTCTTCTGTAATGAGTTCAGCAGCTGCCTTGATCAGAGTCTCTTGAATATCAGAAGACTTAATCTTATCATAAAATTGAATATGAGTTTTGATTTCAAGATCTGAAACAGAAACGCCGCTTAAACCTTCACACGCATGCAGCGCTACTTTATGGAACTTATTAATATTTAAAGCTTCTTTTGATCCATCACGTTTCGTTACAAGTATCATCATTTTCTTTCTTTTTAAGGATCCAAGAGTTAGTTTCTCCATACGACCACACTAATTCTGTGTCTTCGCCCCAATGTAATGTCTTTAAGAGTTCATATGGTAGTTCTATATATAACTCACCATCTTCAGTTTCTTTTACTACGGTACTATGTTTCATGGTAACTTCCTCTCAAACTCTGCTTGTGCAGCCATACTATCCAAAGCAGCTTTCACATCAGGAAAGTGCTGACAAATTATTTCCCAGCATTGCTCGGCAACAATGCGATGTTCTTTCTGAGTCGCACGATCCATACGCAACTGGCAGTAATGCACCCATGAACGGAGCGAACCAGCCATGATGATAGTCGATTCTGTCAATCCTTCTGGAAGCAATGCTCGTGCTTGTTCTTTTGCCATGCCAAGTTTAATTGCAGTGTTATACTCTTTCTTTGCATGATAGATCATACGGCGCTGTATATGTTCCCATTCAGTATTAACTGTTTTATCATCTACTTCAATTGAGTTCTGTCGATTCTTGGCGTCTTGTAGTCGTGCTTCTCGAGTGCCGAGTCCAAGTTCTTGAGTCGGGTCTGCATATCTCTGTGAAAATTCTTGGAAGGAAAAGGATCGATGGCGAAGTATTTGCCGAGCGATGTCACGAGTTGTTTTAATTTCCATTGATACATGTACCATCTCCAGTGGTGACCAGTGTTGATTGCGAATAAGATATTGAACCAGTTTCGGTGCTGTTGCTGCGTTATTTTGATTCGATGGGTTGGATACTCTTGCTGCCCATGCAACCAATTCATTTGCTGTATTACATTCTGTATAGGCACTCGGTTTCGTCAGACCGATTAAATTTACTTCACTCATTTTTTACCCTTTATGTGTGCTTCACAATACCGCTTACCATTCGTGGCTTTATCACCAAGAAGAGTAACAATCCAAATATTGCCACTCGCCGTTTTCATTTCATATTCATCTATCTTCGCGATTGGTTCACGCATTATTAATCCTTATGATTACACATTTCATCACTTACTTTTGTCTTGAATACGTTTGGAAATAAACCATGAATAAACAGTATTGCTCCCCAGCGCCATGATCTCAACATGTGCTTAAAATAACTTATGTTATTATCACTCAGATGAGACATCGAACGTTTTCACCTTTTGGAACTGTGGAAGATTTATATATCCATTCGCCTTCAGATCATTGACTCTACCAAGAGCATCGTAGTACTCGACGTACTGACCATCATTGTACCACCAGAAGTAATCCCATGGAGCCCACAATCGAGCAGCGCGTTGATACTCGACAAGCCATTGCTTTCCAACTCGAAAGATTCGAAGCTTCCGAATAGAGATCTGCTCGTACTCGACTCCAAACTCGTTATCTACTAACTCAGTCATATCCGTTTCCTAATAGTTTAAATACGTGAGGATCAAAATACAAAGGACCCCAGTTATCTTCGCCTTGTTCACATGACATCACCTGAACATAATCATAATAGAAATCTTCACCACGAAGATCGATGATTAGTTCTACGGCAGTCTGAACCATGTTAGCATTATAAACTACCCATGTAAGCATTTGCTCTGGAAGATTCTGTATAGCCTCAACGGTCTTTTCGCCATATCGCGAAATGTAGTTTTGCAGTTGGTCCTGAGTAATTACATTCATCTAAAACACCCTTAATATATTCTGACGTGTAGCCAGCTAAAATCATATCATTGACATCTTTATGTTGGATGTCTGATGGCCATATGACTACACGATAACCAGCATCAATGGCCTTCTGCATTCTTTTGATTGTATCTGAATGTCTTGGCTCATTATCAAATACTACCACAATTTTCTCTTTAAGTAAACCGGTTTGTTCGATTTGTGCAGAAAGATCTCCACCAGCCGCCGCCATGGCATTCGGCAAGAACATCGAATCGATCGGTCCCTCTAATAGATATATATCTTTGGACTCATCGATCGTATCGAGTCCAAATACTTTTGGTTTGCTTTCGTCGAGCATGATCGTAATATATCGAACACCATCTTTTCGAAACGATCTGCCTTGAAAACCGAAGAGATTCTTTTCTTGATCAAGGAATGGTATGATCAGACGAGGTTCGTCTTTCTCACCGATCTTCATTTTATCAGGAAGCATACTATTTACCCACGCGCCAAATTTTGGAGCATAGAATAACTTGTAATGTAGATGGGATGGAATCTGTCGACTGTTAATGTATTTTTTAACAGGATGGTCAGGATCTAACTGACTTACTTTCTTGAGTTTCGAGAGAGCCGTGGTCTTGACAAAGACTGGAGGTTTCATCTTCTCTGCAAAAGTCTCGACGTCTTTTTGATTACCGGATTCTTTGATCTGTTCTTTGACATATTCGAGATAGAGAGTCGGATCGATCTCTTTCATGAAATACTTAAACTGCATGCTCGCGCTACAGTTATGACAATAAAAGCGAATCTTACCTCCTCTTTCGAGAAGATGCCCACGAGACTTACGACGATCCTTTTGAGAGTCGCCGCAGATCGGGCAACGGAACCGATAGACATTGCTATTGATTCTCTGAAATCTTTCTAATCTTCCTGAGAGAAGACTAATGTATTTGTGTTCTATCCAAAGCATAACAACTCCAATCTGTTAACTTCATTATACACAGATTGTCATTATTGTACATGTTTATTTTAGCTAAATTAGCCTATATTAAATATAGATGCCCACGGAACGAGAGTTATAATGCCACCCACAATAGCAGAACCACCGATGACTGCCCACATCCATTTTTCCATAGTAGTGATGCGATCACTCAGAGTATTATGCTGAATAGTCGACTCTGCTCTCATCTCTTTAATTTCTTTCATCAATTCATCGTACTGATCATCGATATTATCTTTCAACTCGCGTTCACCAGAAGAGATGCGCTCATGTAAGATTTGAATCTTATCGTCTGTTTCCACTCTACGCGCTTCCACTAAATCTGATAGTTGTTTACTTATAATTTCTTGAGAAGTTAGCTTAGTTTCGTGAACAGCAAGAAGATTTGATACGATGCTTGAAATATCAGTCAGCTTATCAATGGTGGTATCCAAACGGCCAACAAGCGTATTGACGACTGCCATATCTCTACTCAGATACGATACATCTTCAACTAGCTTGTTGACGTTTGGAGTTGCCATTATTCTGTTGGTTCTGTGCTAGCTTTAAGTGCAAGAGCTGCACCGCCGGCGGCAAGTACTGCACCAAGACCGATACCCCATGTTGATGCATCGAATGTTGCTCCGCGATAGATGTCATAGATCGACAGACCAAAGAAGATGATTACTCCTTTGGCCCACAGAATTCTACCAAGATCAAGTGTCTTATTATCTTTTCCAGTGAATGTCTGAAAAATGAGATCTTTTATTTTTTTAAACATTTCTTCGACTCCGTTAGGTTAACGAAATCATAATTTAGAAAGGACCAAAATCCTCGTCGCTGTCTTTGTATTTATCGATAGCAGCCATCATCTTAATTTCATTTTCGGTTTCAATCGATTCGGCTTGTGCGTTAATCACATGAGCTTCTGCAAGAACCTTATGATCAGTCTTACCGAGCTCTTGTGTCTTGACATTTGGATCAAACTCGGCTACTTTCATGCCCATCATTGTAGCAAAAGCACCGACAAAGGCGCCGATGATCATTGAGAATGCTGGACCAATAATCTTAAAGATCTCGTTATTATCGATTATTTCATTTGGCAAAAAGAGGCCAATCAGGAAGATACCGACAACTGCTAACATAATAGATGATAAGACGAGCGTTACCATCTTCATGATAGTCAGCTGAATCTTACCTTTTTCTAGCTCAAGTTGTTCGAAGCTCGTAATTGGTGGTGACGAGAAAAATGACATTAAGCTCATTTCTTTTTTCTAACTTTCTTAATTTTGTCAGCAGCATCGCTCACAGCATTGATAACTTCGTTTGCTTCTTTGGCCGTCTTATCAGCAACCGCTTTTGCAAGCTCAAGATCTTCCGCTGTGATTTTGCCATCTTTATTCAGATCTGCTGTTTTCGTAAACCAAGCGATCAAGCTTTTAATTTTATTCCACATAAGAATCTCCGTTATTTTCTGTTTGATGTTGATGCGAGCTTTCTTGCGACACTTGCAGGAAGCCCGTCTTTTGAAAGATTAAGAAGTCCAAGAGCAGCGATCAACAAGAGTAGACCACGCGTATCATCTTTATTACCACTACTCGCTCTATTGAGAGAGTTAGCAATGATCGTAATGACACTGTCATTCGAATCGTCTTCTACTGGAGCGTCTTTAAACTTTTTCATTTCTTTTTATTCTCTTTTGCCATGGCATCAACGGCCATTTTATTCTCACTTATCCAGCGTTGGAGTTCGACGAGTTGGACCGAGTTTGATTGGCAGATGGCGTAGTTTCTGATGATTCCGATGAGGGCATCAGTGTCTTTAACTGCTGAGGGGGACGCATCAGAACTTCTGGCGGCGTCGGCATCACCGGCACTGGCACTAATGTCGTGCGTGAACACCCAGCCGTTAGACATAACAGACTGACTAGGAACAGAGTTTTTAGCGGCATCAAGATATACATATTCTTTCTCTCTAATTGTGTTTGTACGATCAACATATTCAGTGACTACCTCAGTAGAAATTGCAGAATTCTTCCTCTCCAATTCCGCAACTTGTTCACTTGCTTTGGCAGCAAACCTTGCCAATTCAGCTTCAGCATAAGCAGATCCTTTCATATACCCGTAAAAGAATACTCCAATGAGCAATGCTCCAATAGCAAGTAGCTTATACGGAAGAGGAATCATGCCTAACATATTATTTTTTCATAAATCGATTGAAAGACATGACGTTTTTCTTTTTCTTATTTACTGGCGGTTCGCCTTGCAAACCCGCTACATTGCCAGCACCTACCGAATTGGTTGCTACTTCTTCAGGTAAACCTTTTTTGCGGCGCATTGCAGCAGTGAAGTGATCTGGTGTTCCAGTATCTGGATCCATCTTTAGATTGGTGCCAGCTTTCTTTGCCTTATCTGCACGATAAGCTTGAGTGCGTTGAGCAAGAGTTCCTACTCGAACTACGTCTTCGCTCATCTCGCCTTGCATATAGTTTGCAGCAGTAGTGATATAATCTTCGGCAAGTGTGATCTTTGATTGAACCCATTCAGGAAGATTTGTGTCTACTTCGAGCATATCATGCATACGCTGAGCGTTAGCAAGGATAGACTTGAGTTGTGACATGGCCATATCGCCTTCGTAGTCATACTCTTGCTTTTCTTTATTGGCCATTAAATCTTCCTTAATTTCTGTACTATTTTCTCATCCATTACAATATCTTCAGTCAGAATAGTCTTATTATCGACACCGATATTCGATATCTTTTCCGGAAGTCTTCCCAATAATATAATAAATGGCTTCAACATATGATGATAGCCTTCTAACTTAAAGAATATCAATCTTGTAGCTTCGTTACCAAATACATTATATAGAACAACAAGATGATTGACAATCAATCTGTCTTTTAATTCTCCGGATTCTTCATAGCGATTCAGTAATCTTTTAATATATTTAAATCTTGCAAGATCTTCGTAGAATTCAAGATCCTCAAAACATTGTGGATTATCATAACACTTAGCAGCATATATCAAGAAATTCGAATCATCAAGTTTTTCAATCATTAGGCGTTTCTTACTTTCACATCCCCTGCCGCAGTATAGTATAGTTGACCGAGTGCAACACCGCCGGTATTTGCGGCAGTGTTATTTGCATATGGGCCTTGTACGATAGCTTTACGAAGTGTGGATAATGTAGCAGATACTGTCGTGTTTGCGGAGATATCCTCGACAATGAAGATATCTCCGCTCGCGATCGACGTATTAGCCGTACCAATCGAAGTCAGTTCAGTTATTTTCTTGGCACGATCGCTCATATATTATCCTTATGCGTCTGGCAAGATTGCGTCGTCAGATGCGTCAGTCGAGAAGTTTCCACCCATTGCAACGAGTGTTTCATACTGAACGCGGCCTGCACGACCGCCACTTCCGACTGTGCGAAGTACCCAACCGGTGTGTGCTGCGCCGTCGATAGCACCGAAACCGGTGAGAACAGCTTCAGCCGTTGCAGTATCACCTCGTACTGTGTGTGTTTCAGGCGATGCAAGGTTACGAGTGTCAGTCAGATCAATCGCATCGCCATTTGGAGCAGTTGCGAGTTTGATTGTTGTCGTATTCGCCGCTTGTATGTAGTAGTACGTATTACCTGAGAGAGGAGCGATTGGAGTATTTGCAGTAGGAACTGAGTAATAGATTCTGTCTCCGACAGCAAACTTAGAGTTGGCAGTTGCAACAAGAAATGTATCATTTGTATTACTGAAACCAGCAGTATTCGATACGATATTAAGTGCAGCAGGTGCCGCGATTGTCACCGCTGGACGCGATGTATATCCACGAATTGTCGCGTTTGCAGTCACTGCCGTAATACGACCGAGTGTCTGTGTCGAGTTAGCAGCAAGTGTATTTGCTCCGCCTGTTGTGTTAGCAACAGTGACTGCAGCATTCGCTCCATAACCTGAACCTCCGCTTGTAATCACATACTGTGCGACTGCCACGTTGGCAACTGCAAGTGAAACTTCGTTTACATCAAGACCAAATTGGCCGACTGCTTCGCCAGCAGTAAATGCGCCGACAGTGGTGTTACCGAACAGTGCAGTTTGGTTTACCGTGTTAGGTGTTTTGTTCACTGCAGTTGTGGCCCATAGGACCGAGTTTGCAGCATCGTCTGTATTGCCCCATTGAGCCATCTTCGTTTCTCCTAAAGATTCTTTGTCTTATTTATCATTCTTCGGATGTAAGCATATCAATCATGTATGCCGACATTTTTTTATTAAACTTTTTTGGTTGACCATTATGAATAACAGTGCCTTCTTCCATTTGTACAACTTGGGGTAAAGGCGCAACTTCTTCATTTTCAATAGCAACTTCAACTTCTGGTAAAGTTTCTGTTTCAACCGTTTTATTTTTTACTACAAAATTTCCAACATTAATTGCCATATTACACCTATACGTGTTTCATGAGGTTTTCATGAGAATGACCTACAAACTTTTGAAAGGCTTCTTTCTCTGTTGGTTTCATGCCAGCATACTTCGACAAAATCTTTGCAGCATGTGTACCTGAAACTTCTTTCGAATCACCGTGTGTAAAGTTGATTTTAGATCCACCTAACATCGATGTCTTCGCTTTTTGAAGTTGATTCATGATATGTTCGTCAGCTTCGACTTTTGGTTTTGCAAGAACTTTGTTCTTCTGAAGTCTTTCAATTCTGGCCATATCTGCAGGATTGTTATGCATCAATTTTTCTTTAGTTCTCGGATGAATCGTAAAGTCTTTGGCTACACCTTTTTTAGGACGGCCACGAGCTTCGTCAAGTTCTACTTCTTCTTTACGGAAACGTGCCTTGAGATCCTGCTTGTTTGCCTTACCGCCCTTGGTCATTCGATAAGAAGAACGTGCACGGTCAGCTAACTTATCACGATCTTGGAAAATATCTCTACCCGATCTACCATAAGCAGCAGTATATGAAGCATCTGCCGCGTGTTTTGCCATGTTAGGCCACTTCTTAGCAATCTTCTTTTGAAGAGTATAGCCGCGCACATCATCTGGATCCGAAGCGGCATATTGTAAAGCATTCATAGCCTTGCCCTTAGAGATCTCGTCGATCTGACCAACATTTGCATCTTCGCCTAACGCTTTTATAAGAGATCTGACATGATCGCCTTGAACAGATAGTGCACCACCATGCTTTTTGATATCTTCGATTGCTGCAACATGCTTCATAGCAGGATGGTTTGGATCATTCTTTGCTTTTGCTTTTTTGATCATACCAGCAATATCATAAGGATCTGTTTTTTCAAATATTTCATTGTTCAACGAATCAACAAAGTCTTGCTCTTCCTTGGTCAGTTTCTTAACTGCAGTTTCGATACCTTTATGACGCTTTGTGAGTTTCTTTTCAGCACCCGCTGCAGAACTACCGTGGGCTTCTTTGTGCCCTTGTCTATAAGAAACGATATCAATCGAGTCTTTGGCTTTATTGATATAACGGCCCATTGTTGCCTTTGAGATCTCGTCGAGCTCTTCAACTTCTTCTTTAATATTAATTCTTTTATTCTTACCATGATGCCATCTAATGCCAGATTTCCATTCATCAGCCGAAATACCCTTTGGGTGCTTTTCACTTTTCTTTGAACCGTGCATCTGAGAATGGGTATACCAGCCATCATCTTCTTCGTCAAGCATATTCTTGCCTAACTTAGTGCGTACTGCCTTCGCTAACTTCGATGCATCAACACCAAAATCGTTGGCTGCGGAGCGAACATGGCTTTTACGAATGTTATCGCCGTAACGCTTTTGAAGATGAGCAACAATCTTTGCAGTTTCATCGATTTGTGTGGCTGTATCGCATTCGCCGCAGCATTCGAGAGTTCCACAGTTGTTATGCTCTGCTTCTTCATTGGCTTTTTTGGCTTTCTCAATTGTTCTGAGCGCACGCATAGAACTCTTTGCGTCTTTGTTCATCTTAGCAAAAGTCTGTGGTTTCTTTGTTGTGCTTGATTTACCATCTGCGCTGATGTCGTAATCTCTTTCGCGCTTCCCTTTTAGATAGCGATAAGCCATATCAGAAGAGATCTCATCAACCTGCTCGACTTCTTCGTTCTTCTGCTTATTCATTGCCTTCTTTGCAAGATACTTGGCAACGTTCTTTACTTTATTGCCGTATTCGTCTTTGCGCTGGCCGACTTCTTTATATGGGCCTTCGAATGGCATATCGTGGCTTTCGCTATGAAGATCTTTGTCAGCACCGCCATATGTGCCTTTACCCTTCGTGATATAAGAATTCACACGAGCATGGGCCCACTGTTGTGGAGTTGTACCAGGACGATGGCCGCTATTCCAAGCTGCAATGCCACGAGCATATACTTTTTTCAAGGTTGACAAAGATACACCAGATTTCTTTGCTTTATCTGCAAGACCACTTGATGCTTCTTCCACCATTTCCAGAATTTCTTCTTTCATTGGCTTCTTTTCTTTAGCCATCATCGCACGAACTTTATCTGCAGTTTTCTTGTTTGCATCAGTCGGTTCGTCGGCAGTAGGCATATGGCCTTCTTCCATCTCTTCTGCTTCGCACTTTTCGCACTCGCAATCGTCAGCATGTTTCTTCGCTTCGCCAAGAATGCCTCTTACTGTGTTGAGAAGATCAGCACTGAATCCTGTGATTTTATTCGTTAACATTTTTTGCTCCGTAAATTTAAATCTATTTATGAAATTATTTCATCGATGCGCGGAGCATCCATGCGTGTTTGTTGTGCTGATCCAGTCTTTCTTCAAGGAAGTTAACGAGACCGTTTTGATTGTATTTGTCTGCTGCTTCTCTTGCAAGTTGAAGAGAAGCAAGAACTCGATTATTATCTTCGAAAAGATTAGTCACCATGGTTGTAGGAAGCAACTGAATAAGAGATTCATCTTCAATTGTTGATAGTTCATTGAACCTTCCGAACGAAGCTGGAGCATAAGATTTTTGGGCTCGAATCTCTTCGGCGAAAGGATCAATGGCACCGCCGACTTCTTCGTAGATGTTACCAAAGAATTCATGATACATCGGGAACATTGGTCCTTCGACATTCCAATGATAGTTTTGAGCCTTCACGTAAAGCGCATAGGTGTCTGCAAACGCGACCTTTAAAGGGTTTGTGATCTCTTCCATTAGTTACACTTCCATCTTCTTAATGACATTGCTTTACGAGTCGGTCTGCCTTTCTCGTCTTTCATTGGGCCTTTATTACCACTCATACGAGCACAGAATGACTTGCGTCTTCCTGCATCTTTTGATCCGGGTTTGACTTTACCTGTGACAGCAGTTTGTAGATTCGATCCAGGATTCTTTGCGCGAAAAGCTTTGACACCTTTCACAGTCATTCCTGCACCTTTTTCAGTGGCAATGAAATGACCTTTCGAGTCTTCGCCACGCTCAGTGATGAACTCTTTAAATCCGATCATTCTGCGTCTCTCTCAATATCTGCTTCTTTCTTAACTTTTCTCCAAACAAATCCGGTTGGAGTACGAACTTTGACCATTCGAAAATCTGATCTGCGCTCGATATCTTCATCAAAAGCTGTATTGAATATCTCGTTGATATCTGCTTTTTCTTGGCCAGGAGTTTCTTTCTGATACTTCTTGACAAGCGATTTTGTACCAACTTCGCGAGTTGCAGAAGTATCTTCGTTAAATCCAAATGCAGCATCTACTTTTTTGTGGCCATGTTTATTACGCAAATACTGTGATATTGCACGGTCTTTTGTTTTAAATTCCGATGTATCAACTACTTTGCTTTGTTGTTTAATAAGTCCATGCAGCGTTTTAATATCGTGCTTTTTTAATGCGTCGTATTCTTTGACAATCGGATGCTTTTCGGCAGCTTCATTGATTCCTGCATGCTTATGCGCAGAAGCTTTAAAGTTCAATCCAAAGTACTTGACATTGCCATGCTTATTCGAAGCTTTCCATCCACGTTGTTCAGTGCTGCCTTTTTCTGTAAAAGGCTTGACATATGGTGTATTGTTCGACTCGTCGATCACTTTGTTTTTAATCTGATCTTGAGCTAAGCGAATCTGTTGAGGATCGGCGTCTTTTTCTTTCTTGATAGTCGAAGCATTTCGCTTTATATACTGAACTTCTTGACGTTCTTGAGTACCAGTTTCTTTGTGCGCAGCAGTTCTTACGCCGACATATCTGATTTTACCATGTCTTGCAGTATCAGCGATTTGATTACCTACTTGATCTTCTGTTGCTTCTTGAGCTGATTGCAATCCAGCCTGCGTTGGAGCACCTTTCGATCCAGGCTTACGCATGCGTTCACCAGATCCAGCTGCAATTCTCTTGCGCTTGGCATGAATGTTAGCCCAAAGACCTTCGTTGACATCTTCTCCGTACATAGCATGATATTTCTTGGTATGTACAGATTGCGGCATCGGCTTCTTCCGAGCTGCCTTGTCACCAGGTGCATCTTGATATGCACGATCATCTTTGTCAGAATACTTTTCCATCTTTTTCCAGTGAGATTCGCGCGCCTTGGCAGTCGATGCACTCAGTCCAGTATGATAGGCAGATTCGAATATGCTATCGAGTTTATCATTGATAAGTTTCTCTTCGCGAAGATCTGCATCGAGTGTCCATGCTTTTCCTTTGGCAATATAGCTATTGACTCTTGCAAAAGAAAATTGTTCTTGCGTAGTTCTACCGTCATTTTCCCACGCAAAAGAACCGCGCTCGAACACCTCTCTGAGGGTCGAGAACGGTATGCCGGTTCTTTCGGATTTTTGAATAAGAGTAGAAGTTGCGGCATCTTCTGGAAGAACTGCATTCAGCAGTCTCTTCAGCGTGATTCCCATCGAGTTGTCGTTCTCGTTGAGAGCATCGATCGATTCGCCGATAATGTCGACGAGCTGCATCGAAGTCTTATTATCAAGACTCTCGACAATATTATTGAATTGTTCGTTGACGACCGGACCTGCAGTCGCATGCTGCAATTTTGCTCCGGATTGAAATGAAGCCAAACGATTGACTTCTGCTTTTCGAAGAGAAGGCAAAAGACGAGCGGCTAATTTTCGAATTAGCTTAACTTTCTTATCAACTACTCTATCGACTTGAATCTTTTCAGATGTCGTAAGCTCGGTATAAGGTGTACCCTTCCGAGCTGAGAATCTCATCTTGACGATGTTTCTTGCTTTGTTGATTGCTCGAGCCTTCAGCTTATCTTCTGAGGCGAGCTTATGCTGCGAAACTTCTTTCGCTCTTTGCATCTTTGGTTCTTTGGCTCTTAAGATGCGAGCTCGACGTTGCCGTTGAACAAGTGTCAACGCTTTTTTCTCAGCTAAGGTGTCAGTTAGGACTACGGTATCCTCGTTATGCTGGCGATTTCCGAGACCCTTAAGCTGAGGACGGATCTCGATACCATCAAGCGGTTTGCCAGTTACAGACTTTCCAGTTGGTTTCTTTAATTGTTGAGTATCAACCGGTTTTTTATTCTTATCTTCCATCAGAGTTTCCCTTGGGCTTATCTGTTACACAAACGGGATTGCCGTAGCCTAACCGCAAACCTATTTATAACAAGGAAACTTTAACGAGTCAACTAATCCAGTTTTTAAATCGAATAATAAATGATTCGTTGACACCCATACCTTTGCGGACATCATGATACAATTCATCTTTATGTGCTTTACTCATACCCGATGGAGCCATCTTATGAAATGATTCCTTATCTCCAGCTGCAGCATGCTTACGCATCGTAGTACCAGAAGCAGATTCAATTCCACTTCCGCCTTCCGTACGCTCACCGCCTACAGCCTTGACTTTAATACTTTTAAAGTTATAGTGACCGTGTTTACCTTCTGCACCATTGTATCTATGCAACAGAGCGTGAAATTCTTTAACACGATCTGATCCGACATGCATGGTAACGTGAGTATAACCAGCTTTGTGTAGTTTTGACATCTGATGAAGAAGCGTAGGATGCTCTCTTGTCATGGCTTCGACGTGTGCACCCTTGACAGCGCGAGAAAGATGCTTTACCTTTTGCTCTGGCGTCAAAGGATTCTTCTTTGCATCATGAGATCCAGTCGTTAAGATCTTATGATCTGCACCTTCTTTTTTGGCGGCATTCATTACATTCTGTACAACCATCGCATGTCCAGCATGAACAGGATTAAATCTTCCTTGTGTAATATGAATTGACTTCATGCTGGTTTACCTCTATTAAAATTGGCCGCCGAGAACTCAGCGCGATCAACAAACTTAGTAGGACGATTATGTCTGACTACCACAAAGCCTTCAGGCTTTGCTTTCTTTCCATTAATACTATGATCAAATTCTGAATTACTTGAAAGTGTATTCGTTAATATGTTCTTGGCCTTCTGCAGCGCCTTATGTTGATTTAATACATTTTCAAAATGCGCACGATTGCGTTGAACATGACCAATTGCCGTTTCCATCTCGGCAGTTTTTGCTGCTTTTGCTTTTTCGGTTTTTACACTATCAACCCTTTTCTGTTGCGACTTGATGTAGTGATTCATAAAACCTTCGACATTCGGTCTTGTACCGGTACGAACAGTATGATTAATGTAAGTCTTGAGTGGAACCTCGTGGCCTTTGATCGCTTCATACGTTTCAGGCTTTGTTTTTTTATTCGCCTTTGCTGCAGCAGCCATCGCCCTTGCAAATCTTTCTCGTTGCTGAGGAGTATATTTAATATTATCAAGGCGATGAGCAGTAGAAATCAAATGCACATCTCTATGCAATCCAAACTCGCTCAAATCAGCGCCGTGTTCGGCTTGCATATCTTCGAGATTATTACCATTATACTTCGTATGAACGGCAATGCCTATCTTTGCGTTTAAAGCAGCTTGGCCTTGCGCTGAAGCTCTCGCAGCAGAATACGTAATCGTATTTGGAGTAAAGTGCACGCGACCATCAGATTCATGCACATCATTAGGCGTATGCATAATATCACCTTGGAAAACACCTTTCTTCGGTGTGACTTTCGGAAGATGTTGTAAAGCTGCTTTGAGTTTTTCTACCAAACCCGGAGCATGACCGTGATTCTTTTGAATATCTTCTTCGGTGTAGTTAATCTTCGGATTCTTATTAAAGGCAGACTTTGATGCCACGAAGAATCGACCGGTTTGAGGATGACGACCAAATACTACAGAAGGAGAACCATCATACTTCATAGTCACTTTGGTATCGTTCTTCTTACCAGTCAACTTATCATGCACATCTTTCAGATTATGATAGGCATGAGAAAAGCCTTCATGACCAGCATTAATCACGTGATCTTCAGCATGCTCAAGATGCGTAAGTTTACTTTCGTCGAGCTCTTCGGCAAGGAAATCTTTAAAGGTTGTCATCGTACTGTTTTTACCGATCCATCAGGATTTACAAAATAAGCTTCGAACGTAATGTTAGGAAATTCTTTCTTTAACGAAAGAAATGCTTGAAGATTGCTCGGAGCATCATCAAACAACCGAAGCTTTACGTAGTTCTTAGTATTTATATACTTCCGAAAAATGATCTTCTTGGCTTCTGCCGAAGAGTCTATCTTCAGGTTACCAGCGCGTTCGACATGGATATTATCGATAGGTAGACCATGATCTCTGAACGTCTGAAGGAAGATATCCTTATTATCGAAGTCAGCTCGTGCTGTGCAGATAATCACTCGACTATGAGGATTCTTCTTTGAGTTAGCAAAGATCGCTTTTGTTTTGGCAACCATTCGAGTGATTGGTTTAGATGACTTGCGAAACACCTCAGCATTTGCAAACTCTCCGAAGTCGTAGGTTTCACCCTTCTTACGTTTGTAAGTGTTGAACTCTTGGTTGTCGAGCATTCGAACAACCTTGCCATCTTTCACAACAGCAACCTTTGCATATGTATGGAACAGCGTCTCATCGATATCGAATATCGTAAGCGTACCTGAACCAACAAACTCTCTGAAACGTTTCTTTATCATAGTTTACTCTACCATAGTTTTGATAAAATGTACATGCTAAATAATCAAAGTGTTGCGATTTTTTATTGCAGTCAATTTAGCAACGATAAAAAATCTAGCTCCTGGTACACCAAACTGTGTGCGATCTTGTGCAGGACGACAGTAGTAATAACACTCATAGTCTCCAGAAGGAATTTCTCCATGCACTACTGTATGATTGCTCGTGATCTTATAGTTTCCGCCTACTTTTGCAAATGACATTGGGCCTTGATAAAGAACGTTAATGTTCTGTCGGCCGCTTGCTTTACCTGCTTTATAATCTTTACCGTATAAAGTTTTTAACGCTACACTCTTTGCTGACACCGGACGAGCAAAAGCCGTCTTCATAGGCAATCTTTTTCCACCAAGAATCTTCTTAACATCATTAGCAAACTGAAGAACCTCGGCTTCATCATTAATTTCAGTCATACCGCCGTATTGTTGAAAGTCATTGGCTTTTCTTCCTTTTTTATGAGAGATCCAGGCAACCTCGTTACCTTTCTCATCGATCACGTGAAAGTCTGCTTTTGGTGTACCGGGAGTCGAAATGACTTCGGCCATTTTTACAATTTCATTGCCAATCTTAACTTTAATATAAGGTGTTTTTTCTGTAGAAAGAACTTCTGCTAGTTTTTTCTGGATGTCTGCAAGCGCGACATTTTCAGCTACTGTACCAGAACCCGCACCTTTACCGCCAAATTCTGCAGACTTGGCAAAATCTGCAAATTTATATGTTATTCCGGTGGTACTAGTAAACTTAATTGCGCCCAATGCTTTTTTGTTTCCAGAATTATAAGCGGACATCGCTAAAGTTTCAAGATCAGAATCTTTTTTAATCTTTACGAGTTTACCACTCATAAGTAAAAATTCTTCTCCTGCTTTGATCTTATCAAAGAAGGTATTGATTCTTCCTTCTCTGCCAGCTTTTAATAGCTCAGAAGGAATCAGTGGTCTATAAGGTGTTTTATTTGTCATGATATATTTATAAAACAAAAGAAAACCGCTCCAGTATCTCTACTAGAGCGGTCATATTAATTTTAATTATATTAGGCTGCGATTGCAAACCATTCTGGAATTGGACGCTTAGTCCATGCCATCTTGAAGCGATCTTGCTTCGTCTGATAGAACTTACGATAAGATCCTACGATGTCATTGTAATCGATACACTCGGGAAAAGCCGCCATAGCCAATGGGAACTGAGTCTTGTAGCCAATCGGAATGTTACGAGGCAATTGCTTCAGTGCTTCTCGTAAGAGGGTATCTGTGCTATGAACCTTGCCATAGCGATACGTGTACTCGTCACAGAGAGCAGCAAAGTGTATCCAGTGCCAAGTATAGTTGTTATTGCTTTGTGCAGTCCAAATCGTGCAAGGATGATGCATATGCACAGCACGATAGAATGTATCTTCGCGTTCGTCAGGAAGAGTCCATGCCTTCGACATCGTCTTACCAGACTTCGAAGGAATACGACATTGCTCACCGTCAAGCATACGATGGACTGTCGAAAGCATCTGAGCACTCTCGACAATCATCTTCACTACGTGCTTATCACACTGCAGCTGAGCTGCTTTTACAGGATCAGTATCTAATACAAATACATTCATATTCCAGCTTTCTTTACGAGATTTTTATATCCACGCCACGATGGATGGACATTATCAGGTTGAACATACGAAGTAGAGATGATACGATCTCCGTAACTGACAGCAATGCTCTTCACCGCGGCGTTAACCTTAGGTTTGCAAAAGCCTTTATTACAAGGAGGCATGATCCATACTACATTGCCTACCTTAACACGAGTTCTAATTTTTGTCAACTCTTTTTTTGTATCCACGCCGCTATGATCGTTTGTTCCGAGGCTAATCACGATTGTCTTGGCTTCAAGTGGAGTCTTACCCCACTTCTTGTTCCATTGCCACGTATTGAATCCGCCTTTCGAATACGATACGCATTCCTTTGGCGCAAACATTTTCGTACCGACGGCGATCGAGTCGCCCATAATCAAACATTCTAACATTACACTTGAATTCCTGTCACTTGTTTTAGATATTGTGTTGACACTTGTGCACTTGTTTCAGTGGCGCCAACAATCACAGTATCAGAGATGACAACGTTGTTATCAGGAGCTGACATCATCCATGGCATCATCGCAAAACCTTGAGGTCCCATACCAACCGTACGAGGCTTGATGAGCTCGGTGACTCCGCCTTCTTGCTTGACACGAGCAATGAGTTCTTCGCCCGACATCAATTTAATTGTATATACTTTATTCTGTTCCATTATTTTCTACCTCATAACGAATATTTGTGCCTTTCCAGACTTTGATACCAAGCCCATCGTATTCCCAGTCACGTAGATCAGGATCAAGTTCTTTCATATCTGGTTTCGGAGTATCATAGACCACTTCGTGCACATACTTAAACTTTTGTTCGTCTGACCATTCACGAAGATAATCATTGTCCTCGTCAAATACACGAAGATACTCTGCATCATCGATTACGCGAGCAGAAGTGACTAACTCGTCGATATGCATCTGAGAAAACTCTTCCGCCTCATTCATCGTGACGACGTCTTTGGCATGTTCTGCACTCTCACATTCGACAACATAACGAATACGGTGCACCGAGATTGTTTCTACAAGATACTTAGGCATCGTCTTTCAATCCCATTTCTTTTAGCTGATCAGGAGTTGAATACCACTTGAGCACAATCTCAAGCGCATCGATATGTTTTTGGATCTCGACATCATCAGCCTCTTGATCACCCCAAACAAAAACACTGGAGTTTGATCCAAGATCTCGACGCAAAGTATCCCATGTATCACGCAGTTGGTCGACAACAATTTGATCAGTCATTTCATAAGTTAAATCAATCGTATACTTACTCATTAATATTTACCTTCCTATAACGATTAAAAGTACCATCAGCTTCTTCAACCATAATCTCGTCGAGGTTCTTATTCTCGGCAAAGATACGCTGCTCGTGATCGGCAACAATACGACCAGCTTCACGAAGCTTACGCAACACAGCATTTGCAACGCCGATATTGTTTCTTCCTGTATCGAGAGCGTCGGTCACTGCTTGTGCACAATCAAAATATAAATCACTGTCTAAAGACCACGAGTGATCAGTCGCATTCGTAAAGTCACCTACACGTCGAAGATAATCTTGGCCACCATCGACTGCGATCGCACCGCACGTGCATTCAACAAAGTCATGACGATGCTTCGAAACAATAAAATCTCCACAACTCAGGCATGTCGCTGCGTTTTGAACAATCATTCTGCTATCACCTTTTCGTGCACTTGTGTAATGTGCTTACACTTATTATAGAAATTAAAACCGGGACAGTCACACACCCAACCACGATCGAGCATCGTCACGTGATACTGTTTGCCTTTGCAGTTTATATATGGCCATGTCAGACCGACTAGATGGTGATCATGAAAATCGATACCAGTCATTGCGAGCGGCGTACGAAAGGCGGAATAAGTTGGTGTATGGTCAATCATAGGTTTACCTTACTACAAAAATTCAATTTTGTACACCCCCTAAAGCGAGAAGGATTAAAATAATAAAAAGAAATCCATAGAGTGCGAATTTAAAAAAATGCTTGGCGACCTTAAACCCGACCCAAAGGAAGAAGCCCAAGATCGCCAAGAACGGCAACGATGAGAGGAAGAACAAGAAGCTCAAGCTCGCCTCTTACCAGTTGCCGGATCGGCCGCTTCAGACTTGGAAAGGACAACAAGTCCGCCTTTATTATAGGCTTGGCCGATGATATAATTGCTGCTTACTGCGAGCTTTTCTTGCTCGTAATTTGAGTTCTTGGTGTAAGCTACACCGATCTCGTTCTGAGAAGGATACTTTTGGCGATGGTCAGAAATGCCATAATCAGGCATCGGTGTACCGCGAAGCTTTGGCTTGTAGTTACCTGCACGGTAATCTTGATATTCTTCGAACGTCTTTGGCTTTAAGCCGTTGCTCTTGCAAAATCTACAATCTTCGAGCCAAGCCAAACCAATTTTGGTGTACTTTGACGTCGTCATTTTGGACTTACGCTTGCCATGATGAGTGGTCGTGTAAGCAGGGCCGAGAAGATGCATTGTCATAATATAATTTCCTTCAGATTCTGGTATACATCGATATCGATTAATTGTACATGTTTATTTTAGCGGAGTTCTTTACCGTCTAAGATAAAGAATCCGCGGCCTAAATCATCACGATCGAATTGCAAGATCTCGTCATTCATCAAGATCTGCAGAGGAGCTTCACCTTGAGCATTATAAGGACCAACCAGACGAGCAAAGTAACCTTCGACTGTGTAGTGCTTAATCAATGCGGCTTGAAACTTAGCCTTGGTAACTGGACCACGATGCTTGAAGCGCGCAACAAACTTGCGTTCACCTGCAGCAGTCATGTAGTGCAGGTATCCACCATGGTATTCGAAGTTAGTTTTTGTAAAAGCAGTCATTAACAATCTCCTTAGCTTATTATTCATACTACCAAAGTTTTGATAAAATGTACATGTTTATTTTTAAAAAAGACAAAAAAAATGGGCGACCCGAAAGCCGCCCATCATGCGTGTAGCAGGAGGAACCCCACCTGTGATCCTGCCTATTCCATTCGTCAATTAAGACTCTTGCCTAACTTACACAGTTGAACTGTATATCCACGCACCACATAGTGTACATCTATTTATACAAGTTCTACAGTCAATTCTAAAGTTTTTTCGCGTTCGGCTAAAAAAAATGCTGGAGTAGATCCATCAAACCCACCGCCAAAGTTTAGGTGACGAACCATCTCCTTGGCTTTGGACATACGCATACCCTTGACTACAATCTGATCTGTCTTGGTCTCGAGGATATCTCCACCCATTTCTCCAAACCCGCCACCAACGTTGACGATCTTTCCAGTATTTACGATCTTGTAGTTAACCATCAATCTTCTCCCATTTAAAACCAAAACAAAGTTCTTGCATCTTGCGATGAAACCAATTAGGCTCATTGCCTTCCTCGACCATCCACCAAGTATTCTTTAGTATCTGGCATTTCCATCTGTATTTAGGATTTTTGACTGTATTGATTATCCAACCGTTCCTGAGATTATCGATCATTTGAAACCTGCAAATTTGATTTTCTCGAACTTGCTGACTGGTTTCGATTCATTTTCGAGTCGATAACCAGAGTTTGTATTGTCAAAGATTGGTCGATCTTCATCTTGCACGATGTCGAC